AATTAAATCTATCTAACATATCTTTCATCTGACGAGACATATCGAAGTCTGCTTCTTTATCTGATTTAGGAGATGTTGATAGAATAAGCATAGCCTCTTCTAATATACGATCTTCTTCTTTAGCAAAGTGGGCATCTCCTGTTGCCACCGCTTTAATTTTAAGTTCATCTGCTAATGAAAGCAGGCCATCATTTATTTCTTTCGGATTGTGAGATTGAACCTCAATATAAAAATCATCACCGAAAGTTTTCTTAAAATCTTTGAGAATAAGTTTAGCTTCAGAGAACTCATTCTTTTCGATGCACTTAGAAATGAGGCCATTAAGGCATCCAGACAATACAATAATACCTTCCGCATACTCTTTAAGAATCTCTCTATCAATACGTGGCTTATGATAAAAGCCTTCGTTCCAAGCCAGCTCTTGCAGAATGTTTATATTCTCAAGGCCCTTCTTATTCTTTGCCAATAAAATAATATGATTGTAAGCCTGAATAGACTTATCTGTTTTAGAGGAGCGATCAAATCTATCTGTTGGTGATATATACGCTTCTACTCCAAGGATAGGCTTTATGCCCTGTTCCTTGCAGGCAATTTGCATTTCACGGTGAGAAGATAATGTTCCATGATCTGTAACTGCCAATGCTGTTTGACCAGCATCAATTGCCGCCTTTACAAGTTCGGCAGGAGAGTTAAGGCCATCCATTAATGAATAGTATGAATGCACATGTAAGTGTGTAAATGACATTAACTCTCCGCCTTTAACTTTGTGTTACCAGTCTACGCTGCTAGATGAAGCAGAAGACTCTTCTGTATTGCCACCTTCACCCATATAGAAAGCTTCTTGCTCTGCATATGTTACGTGACGAACTGCTGTTTTTTCTAAGTCATACAAATCTAGAGCAGAGAAATCAAATGGTGTCTCATCCTTTGCCAGTGGAATAATTGTATAACTTGTGTCAGTTTTTGAACCGTTACGCTTGATTCGCCACATCAGGTTAGTGATGCTTCCCATCTCACCAGCGTATTCAATTAGGGTAGGAGTAATTGTCTTACCGCTTGTACCTTGTGAAAGAATTGCTACATATGGTTCTTCCTTGCCATCGTCTACTAAGACGTTGACATAAAGACGTGTTCTGGCCTTCCAGCCAGCTTTTGGATCCTTGCGATGCTGTTCATTAGCCCAGTCACGACCTTCAGACTCCATTGTATCTAGAGCCTTGCGACGGTAATCCTTTGGATTTGTGTGCTCTAATGCGATAAATCCGCAACCAAGCTTGTCATTGTAGTTAGGTGAATCTGGATCTAGTTCCTGTAGGAATCTAATCTTTACGCTTTCGCCGTCTTCAATCTTTAGCCAACGACCTTTATTTTCATCCCCACCGCTATAGGTAGGCTTATCTAGTGCCTTGTTGAGGTCTTTTAGACCCTTTACTATACTCATATATTTCTCCTTTATAGTTGATGGTATATATCCATCTGTATTTTTATTATATCACGAGTTCCAAGATCTGTATTCTATGTCGGATACAGAATTTTTAATGCAGGTCTTTATTTCCTCATCGGTCATGTCGCCAGCATCTTTTGCATCATGAGGATATATCTTACCATATTCATACGAAGCCCACAAGAGGTCTTTGAATTTTAATTTATTAACTATGCTTTTACCAAGTTCCCTGCCAGCTTGATCCGCATCAGTCATAATAGTTATTTTATTAAAATGTCTATTTAAAAGATTTTGTTGTTCTGTAGATAAGAACCCACCCAGTGTTGCTACAACATTTGGAAATCCCGCCTGGTGAACACGAATTGCATCAAAGCTTGACTCCACAACTATAACGTGAGCACCAATTCTTTTAGCACGATGAATATTAAAAAGAGTCTTGCTCTTTGGTAGGTTAGTGCTATTCTTAAAAGACTTTCCTTCAACAGATCTGCCAACAATTCCAATTGGTAGACCATCTGGACTATGAACAGGAACTGTGACCATATCCATATTTTCAGAATACCCTAAAGAAAAATCTTTAAGTGCTTGAATTTCAATTCCACGAGATTTAAAATATGTTTTAGCTTTATCGCTTTTAATCAATCCATTATGTAGTTTATCTAAAGTATCTTGAGAGAACTCTTCAAAGACAGGCTTTTCATTCATTGCTTCTGATAACAGGTCGTCAAAGTTTTCTAACGACTCGGTTTCTTTTGTTGCAATAAACCTCATGGCCTCAAAGTCATTCTTATGCATAACACGCTTTACTAATTCCTGTAGGGTTCCAGCTTCTCCACATGAAGGATTAAAGCATATAAATGCACCCTTCTCACGGCTTACGCTAAAGCTTGATGTATGTCTATTGGAATGAAATGGGCAGTAGCATAGAAAGTCATTACCAGTTTCGCCAACTATTTCAAGTCCTATAGATTTTATGATCGACTTGATATGGTTCGGCGTGTAGTGCGTGGTATCGACTTCCCTTGCGTTATACCCTCTAATTGCCATGCCTTCTTCTTTCCCACATAAACACCATGAATGCTCATTAAGAACTTCCATGTCTCGCCTGTAAATTCTACCGAAAAGGCTGGGTCTATGTCAAGTACTCTGACGTATCCCTTACCCCTCATGTCTTGAATTAACAAATTTTCATACTGTGGTCTCAAGCTAATAAGCTGTGCATTATCCTGAAACTCAACATCTATTTGGAATCTTTTAATTTTTCGATGCGTCATTCGCAAAAGGGTTCTCATAAATCTCTTTGATGATACCCCTGTTGATATCCCAATCTAAGAATACGTTGAACTCCTGTCCATGACGATTCTTTCTGCTAACAACTTCAATCATATTTGTGTCCGTGTACTTATGAATAGCAATAGCCATGTCTGCATCATATTCAATAGCCTTTGACCACGCTACCTGAGATAGCATAGGAGGGGCATCTTGGTCTGTAATATCATCCATAGTTGCTGCAGTAATATCAATTACTGGAATATTGTTTGTCATAGCAAGCATTTTAAATTCACGAGACACGTTCATATTGCGCTCAGTTGCACCAGTGCTTCTCTTGTTATCTGAAAATAGTTGATGATAATCTAGAATAACTAAATCTGGTTTATGCTGGTCTATCTTAGCCTGAACTGTATTAGCATTAACTTCACCCATACCTTCGTTAGATACTAAAATAAAACCATTCTTATTTTCAAATCTTTTTTGACCCCAAGATCTAAATGTGTCAACGTTAACATCGCCTCTTGCAAAATCAGATGCACGGAATAGACCAGAGCCCATCATTGTATAGATACGATCACGCATATTCTCTGGAGACATTTCAAGAGATACAATCATAGGTTTAAAGCCTTGTTCCCAAGCCTTACAAGCAAGATAAGATGTGAACCATGTCTTACCACGTCCTGGCCAACCAATAGCCACGATGAGGTGTCCTGGAGCCATTCCTGTAGGGTATGCTTTATCAATAGCATCAAACCCTGTTAGAATTCCTGGGGCTCCACCCATAATAGATGAGCGCTCTTTAACCGCTAAAAAGTGCTTCTCTGCTAATTCAATATCTGTAATGTCTACGTCACGAACATGATTTGTAAACTTAGACAATTGTGAAAGCTTTGCTTGCAGGTCTCCGAGTACCCTGGTTGCAGCATCTTCTTTTAAAGCAGATCCGCTTTGAAGAATAATATTCTTTAATCTACTAGTTAGGTATTCATTCTTTAACTTATCTAAATAGTATCCAGTCTCAGCCTTTGTTTCAACTGGCTCAAAGTCTTTGAAACGCTCCATAAGAATTCCAGCCTCTGGAACAGCTTTAAACTTATAATAATATGCCTTAAGCGAATCCCAGATATCTTTATGTGATGTAAAAATCTCATCTACATTATCTGCCAGTAGTGTGCTTATATCTTTATTCTTGCATACTGCTGATAGCAACTCTGCTTCTGTATTCATTCGCTTTCGCCTTCTACTAATTCTTTCGTTGCTTGCAATAGCAATCGACGATGCTTTTCATCTTTCTCACGCTCTGATTTTAGGTAATCAATCTTGTCAAAGTTATAGAAAAAGAAACTAAGTGGGTGACCAGACTTATTGGTTTTAAAATAATATACCAAAAGATCTTTGGCTCTATCAAATCCAACGCTATCTATAACGTCCTGCATAGCCCACTTTTCACGAAACTTGTTAAGCCTTGGCTTTTTGCCATACTTCTCTGAGTAAAGTAATTCGTATAATCCGATAAGGACATATGGCTGTTTCTCATTTGCCACTGTTCAATTCCTTTTCAACCTCACGAGTCTTTTCAATAAGCTTGTTCTCTACAAAGGCGTATACTCTTTCGGTAGCCGTCTCTACATTTTCACCTTTACGAACATCGTCTTCAACGCCAACATTAATTCTAATGCTTTCGTAATTTCCTAGGTTACGTGTAAAAGATAGGTCTACCTTAACTCTTGTTTCTGCCATTACTCCGCCTTCCATACAGGTACAAATTTACCGTCATCGGTCTTAGTATACAATATTAAGTTGTGTTTGAGAATAGCCTGCAATTCTGATCTTGAAGGTAAGTCTCTGATATGTCCAGCATCAATAATAAATTGATGAATGTCCAATATGTCCGATTCGCTAAACATATACTTAGACCAACTGCTGTCTGGATTACTAATTGGATATACTTTTTGAGGTTGCTTTACCTTACCCTGCAAAATATATTCTTCTATAGTTACCCTATGTCTGCCTATAATTTTGCTTACTTCTACAATTCCATAAGCCCGCTCCATATGCTTATCTACTTGAGCATATGAATACATAACTCTTTTATTGTCTAAATAGGACCAAGCGACAACCTCGTCTTTAGCTCTTGATAGTCTAAGTACTTTATGTACTTTACCGTTTAAGAAGAAATAGACGAACTTTTTGCGTAATCTTTGTCTGTTTTCTCTAGCCATTTACCAAACGCACTTGTTTCCTTGTTAATCATCCATCGCTTACCGCAAAGGATGCAAAATAATTCTGTATGTAGTTTTTGAGAGAATACTCTATCTACAAATACTCTACCATTACATTTTTGACATTTCATCATAACGAGAATGTCTTTCCGTCCACGACGCATGAGTAGTCTGGAGCAATATGGATCATTTGAATGTGTGGGTAATCGTTTACAATATGTGCAATTGCAAACCCTTTTTGCCAATCGTGGTGCTGAGTATATTTCATTCCTGGCCCCTTTTCATCACACATGTGACCAATTTCATATCCACGAAGAGTTTCTCCTTCGCCACCGTTTCTAAGTTCATATGTTACCATATGCGAAGCAATTCTATGAGAATGTCCTCTAATTAAAGATACCTGTAGGTCTTCCATGTCTTTACGAACAGAACCAGTTGCTGCAATAGAAATTCCGTGGTGTACGTGAACATCTCCAAAGCGGCGCTTAGGCAATGAGTCATAATAAATATATTCATATCCTAATGAGTCTAAAGACCATAAGGATTCTGGAGTAACATCCTTTGCATAATCTGGAAGTTTCTTGTCTATATAATCAAAGATGCGTATGTCGTGGTTTCCTAATGCTGAAAACAATTGTGCATCTGGAAGCATCTCACGAGTCTTGGCATAAAAATCTCTTGCACCTTTTGCTTCATGTCTCATCATAGGAACAATTAAGTCACGGCTATCATCTTTATGAAGTTGAAGAAATTCTGCAGATCTTCCCTCTGTATATTTACTGTAGCAAGCTTGATCGTCTGTGTCCCCTAGATAATCTACTACATCTGGTTTAAACCATTTCATAACCTTAAACCATAGCGCAATCATCTTATCATCTTGATAAGGGAACTGCTGATCGGATGACAACATCCATTTTAAATCGTTTGTCATTTAACTTCCCTGCGTAAAAAAGGGTCACGGAGTCGTGACCTTGATATTATATAAATTG